TTCAAATAATTCTCATTAACAATACCAAGTTCCTTGTTAAATGAATCTTTCGTTGCTTGATCTGCGAATGTAAATACATAAGCACCATCAATCTTGTCTCCTAGTTCATTCCAAAGAGTAGCAAGACGATGAGTAATTCCCATAGCTGAACCAGTATCATTCACTAAAACCTTGTGCGTCTTTTCACAAAGAATCCTTTTTGCTTCATTCTCTGAATTTAATTTTGTGCTTCTGCGAGACTTCTGATAAAACTTTGAAGTCAATTTGCCATTCTCAATCATCTTACCAATCTTGTCATTGAAATCAATATGATTATCAGTAATAGTTTTGCTATTCCAAGTAACCTTGTTGCTCAAAGCATTACGAACAATGTAACCCAAACTACCATAAGTTCCAAAGACTTCATTATAAAGAGCTTTAGCATCATAGATGTTTGTAGAATCTTTGAATTGTTGAGAGATGCACTCTGCCATCTCCTTCTTAATCTTGCGAAACTTTTCTCTAATAGCTTTTCTAGTCTTTTCAGTATATTCTAGATTCTCACGGCTTGCGGTAATATCTAGTTCGCCAAGTTCAAACTCAACTTCAAATCCTTGAGAGCAAATACTTTGCTCATCGGAATCTTCTTTGAATTGCACATCGCTAGTTTCGATAGGATAACCAACTCCCATAATAGCAACAGATTCTTTACCATAGCTAGAGTTATTATAATAAGCCCAACCATTACCTTTAAATACTGGTGTGCGATCATAGATTTCTGATAAATCTTCTTTTCTTGCACCTTTGATAATTGGTTTGTTTTTAAAATACTTAAACAATTCTTGAGCAGTAGACAAGAAGGTTTCAGTATCTTCTTCTTTGATTGGAACAGAAATTAATACGCCAGTAGGCTCGGAGGATTTTTCTTCCTTGAGCTTAACGATCTTACCAATTTTAGTCTCATCAATAAAAGCATTATAAGTAGTTTTCTTACTATCATTGTAGGAAATCAAAACAAAGTTATCACCATAACTGAATGGTGCGAATTTTCCAATGCCATAATATCCAATAGCAGAATTACTATTGCGTTTGGTAGATTCGCCATAATAACAATAAAGATTCTTAATATCATCAGCAGAAAGACCATTACCAAAATCTCTGATAGTTAAGGTAGGGTCTAGCTTTGTAGGAAGTTTAATTTCAATCGGACGCTTGCTCTTTGCTTCGATGTTAGCGTCTTGTGCATTACAAGTAATCTCACGCAAAACTGCGAGAGGTTTGTTGGAATACAACTGATTGCGAAGGATGTTAAAGATATAAGGAAGTCCAGATTGTTTGATTCCGAAACTTACGGACTCAAAACTATCGGACTCGACTACATTGATTGGTTTTTCGATTAATTTCATATATTGAATTTAAATTAAATTTAAAATAATGTCAAATAATATTTTATTCGTAGCTATCTCTGTCAATACCAATCACATAGGGGAATCTTGGTACTTCATCTGGAGTATAATTAAAAAACTTTATTGTAGCTTTCTTGCCCACTAATTCATTTCTTTGTTTATATAGTTCTTTGAGGTATCCAAAATCACCTTTGATATTACTTTTAAAATATTTACCTTTGGCGTTTGTAAATTCCATATATCCAGCAGTTCCTTTACGATTGCCTTCGCCTTCTTTGACTCCATTGATAATAAATTCAGCATCCATAAACTCTTTTCTCTTGAGAAGAAACTTGCTACGCTTATTTTCATAAGGTCTATTGAGTCTAACCATTTGACCTTCGTAGCCTTGTTCCATATACATTTCATAGGCTTGAGTTAATTCTTCTTCTTTGCTTACTTTTAAAGTAGTCACAACAACAATGCTAGTATATTTTCTTTTAATAAGAGCATTAGAAACTAATTCATATCTCTCATAGAATAAATCTTTCTCATTTAATAAACCAATTCTAGGAGCATCATAAACCCAATACTGAATACTATCTGCACTTTCTTCTAATTCTTTATCGTCTGGTTTTGTTCTTTTAACCAAGCTACAAATCTTATTAAAATCATTCGCAAACTTATCACAATATAATTCGCCATCAAGAATAGCATTAGGATAATCTTTAAAGAATAAATCAAGATTACTGCGAATATGTGGTGCAGAAATAACCTTCTTGCCGTTTCTAGTGAACATTCCTTCTTTGGTTACGATGCAACGAATACCATCAAGTTTGGGTTGACTATAAACTGGATAATTAATTTCGTGATCTTCATACTTTTGTGCAAGCATTGGCTCAAAGTATTGAACCTTATTAATATCTTTGATAGATTCAAAGTAACCAGATTCTAACTTCTTCTTTCGTTTAGCTTCTGCTTCTTTCAAGCATTGTTCTTCTGGAGTTGTGGCGTTTGCTTTGCCAGCATTTTTAATTTCGCAATCACTCCAATTATTCGTGATCTTTTCGCCATCTGTTTGACCAGAGATGGTGCGATATTGACTACCTTTGACTTCAATAGTCCACTCTTGGACTTTGCCAGTCTTTGTCTTTTTATAAATTGTATCTAACTTCATAGTCTCAGTATATACTGGACTAACCAAATGGTCAAATTTTGTTTTTTTTTGATTTAGAAGGACTTGCAACTTTAAGTAAAGAAAAAGTTCCGTCTTTGTTATCGTGCCAATCAATAGTATCACCGACTTTCCATCCCATTTTTTTCATTAAAGAATCTGGTAATTCAATATATTGGTATCCATCTTGCTGTTTGACTTGAAGAATGTGAGGGTTTTTCATCTTGGTGTTAAAACCTTTATTATTTTTCTAATGCCTTTCCATTGTAGCCAATTTAAGAAACTTATGATACGATTAATTATATTATAGAGCTTCCATTCAATTTTTTCAAAAGTTCTAACATAATATTTAAAATAAAAACTATAAACTGGACACTTCATTTTTGTTTTGTGATCGTCTAATTGTTTTTTAAATTGTTCATCTAATTCTAGTCTAGCTTTAGATGAATTACGATCAACTGGTTTAACAAGAGATATTTCTGTTAATAAACCTTGGACTACAACACATTTCCAATCTGGAAACCAATCATAGCTTTCTTTATCTTGACCAAGAACATAAGTTCCAAAAGTAAATGTTCCAGTATAATCATCTCTAAATACTTCTTCTTTGTTATCTTTCACCCATTTGTTCTTATTAAAAAATTCACCAAATCTAGTGCCATCTTTTACATAGTCTGGATTATCTTCCCAATGACCATTCTCTTTTAATTCAAATAATCTATAATCACGGATAATATAAGTAGCCATTATATTATCCTCTAACTCTTTTGTTTGAAATTCTTCCTTCTTGAAATCAAGATTAAGAGCTTTTAACTCCTCATTAAGAGGTAAATCTTGTTCTACTTTTATATAATTAAACATACCCATATACTTATATTACTCTTTATTTAATTTTTGTCAATATTATTTCACAATAAATCTAGCATAATTTTTAGAGTATTCTAGTATTTCGTAGTTTTTCTTTCGCCAAGAAGTTTGAGTTTCTGCTATTTCTTTTTGTTTTTGAGCAAGTTTTCTTAATATATCTTCGTCTTGAATATCTTTTAAAATTTTTGTATCTATATTTTGTAATCTTAAATTATCATCGTGGGGTATATGATATATATGGTTTTTAATATCATAAAAAATTACTTTTTCTAATTTAGATTTCTCTTGAAATTGATTTAAATTTTCAACCTCTATGTTTGATAATCTATTTTCTAAATCCTTATCTTCATATCCCCAATGAGAATCAAGATTTTCATTATATCCATTGACCATATCAAAATGCTTTTTATTTACAAATAAAAATCCAGTATAATTAGAATCACAGAATAATGGAGAAGCAACAACAAAATAATTTATCAATTTATTATCTATTGTGGGCATAGATCGCAACCAATTAGTATTAATGCTAATATAATCTGCGTCTATTTTTAACAATAATTGATTTTTAGAATTTGTTAATAACCTTGCTAAATTTAATGCTTGACACCTATTATAAGATTTTTGATTTTCAACCCTTGCGATTTTTATAAAAACTCTATTTTTTTCATTTGATTTTTGTATTTCTTTGATAATTTTTTCGTTATCTATGATTGGAATTTCAGAACTCCAATCAACAATTATAATTTCTTTAATAAGGCTACAATAACCTCTATTCCAAGAGACTAGACATTCTGCTAGTCTTTCTGTTCTATCCTTTACCCCTAGTATTATTGAGATCATTATAGTTTAATTAATTTTATTTGATTTTTTTGATCTATTATAACATAACTACATTCTTTTTCGCAAAAGCTACCAGTATTTATATATTTATTATCTTGCTCTGGAAGATGAGAATGTCCACATATGATAGCGTCATAATTATTCATATTTATATAATTTAAAGCATTTTGTTTTATGTCAGAGCTTTTTCCAACAAAATCATTTGTATGATGTTTAAATAAATTAAAAAAACCATCGGAAAATGGAGTATAATGTCTTATAAAATAATAAATTTTAATTATAAAATTAGTAATCAACTTATATCTTGTAAAATAAATATCAAAAATATCTCCGTGAACTACTAATATTTTCTTGTCTTTTAATTCTATAATATCTTCATCTTTACAATCGAATCCAAGGAGAATACTCATAAACTCTGCTTTAAGAAAACAATGATTACCTATCAAATAAATTACCTTGCATTTTTTAGAAAGTTTGCGTAATTTAGATAATACCTTCCAATGAGTTTTGTTTAACCTATGAAGATTATGGTGGTCAAAAAGATCACCAGCAATTATAATTGTTTTGGCTTTATTTTGTTTTAATACTTTTAGTAGTAATTCAGCCTTGCAATCTTTGTCTCCGAGATGAATGTCTGATACTATTAAATATTTATTCATTACCAATGATGTATTGCGTTAATTATAAGTACGATATTAGCGATTACGCCGAGAATAACAATAAACATTTCATATACTTTATGTGTCATAATGATTCTAATTTCGATATAGATAGATTATAACAATTTGCTTTAAATTTCCAACCGAAAGTAGATTTTTCATCTACCTTGCCTTTTTCACAAAATCGTGCTTCTTTAAAATAATCTGCTTTCTTTTTCTTACCAAGAACCCACGCTTTAGAAAAATCCTCTAATACTCTTACAAAAAGATAATAGTCGCAATTTTGTTTTGTATTAAAATCTGAAACGCTACAATCGTATTCTTGCCTTGGTCTTGAAGTGCAACGCTTTGTTTTTACTTCGTAAGTAATATTGTTTTTCTTAACATCAAAATTATAATTGTCTGGTTCTTCTGCATTTAAATGTTCAGCAACAAGTAATTGCCCAATATATCCAGCAATATTTCCAGCACCTTCTGTAATAGAATTATTTAATTTGCCAAGTTTTGTTGCTCTTAACTTTGCTTCCGTTAAAATTCTATCTGATATTTGTAATTCAATCATAGGTTTGCAAAAGATTGTTCTTTCATTTTTAATTCAAAGTCAATATCTATATTATCATATCCATAGATATTTGGCAAGAACTTTGCGTAGTCGGCGTGTTTTCTAGGATTTTTATGACCATCTATACTCTCAGAGTAATGAAACAATGGAGTATGATTACCCCAAGTAATTCGTGCAAGATGAAATGCTTCTTCTTCTGTTAAGTTATCTGGATGACATTTGTGGTGAAGATAATCAAAGGTAATAGGGATATTAGAAACTGAATGGAAATGTCTCATTAGCTTCTTAACTGACCAGCAAGTGTCTTTATCATCATTTTCTATAACCAACCTAGACCTTACATCATCAGTTAGCTTATTAAAGTTACTCATAAACTTTTTGACTATATCATTTAAATTGCCCTTGGAATTATGTATGTGCATATTCATAGGTGAATCATAGTTTAGTGAGCAACCAATCTGAGTCATAAACCAACCATAGAAATTTAATTCTTTGATTGTTTTAGTTATTGCATTTTCGTTATCACTAGCAAGAACATTAAATTCGCTAGGATGACAAGAAACTCTTACATTCTTAGATTGAATTAGATGTTTGATACTATCAAATGATACTAATATTTTATTATAATCTGGTAAATCTTGTAATGATACATTAGCTTTATCATAAGTGATAAGAGGAAATAGATCAGAAGAAATTCTATAAGTATGATTATGGTCAGAGCAATATTTTATGTATTGATAAGTGGTAGTCATATTGTTTAGTATTCTAGACGATAAAGCAGAAATAGCTTCTTTTCTATCCATAGATGAGAAACGAGCATAAGTCATAGTATTGAACTTGATAGGGTTATCTTGTTCAGCTAGACTTAATACAATACAACAAACTCCTTTTCTCATACCATAAGAATACTACTCTTTGCTAACTCTGTCAAGGGTCTATATATTATTCGTAAATATATCTAACTGAGCCATCTTTGTTTTTTAATTCCTTTTTAATCAACACTTTATCTTTTTTAATTTTCCAATTTATATTCTCATAGTTATTTTTAAAACTATCAGAGAAACAATTTCTTGGTTTGCTTCCTTTTCCAGCTTCCTTATTTGGCATTTTTTCGTTCATAAATACGACCTTTTATTTGGCTTTTTCTCGTTAGCAAATAGGGTTTATTATTTGGCATAATTTCATTCGCAAATAGAGATATATTTGCAAGAATATCGTTAGTAAATATTACTTTTTGAAATCGCCAAGATCACGATCAAAAGAAAACTTTCCAACGCTTTCAACTAAACCTTCGTATGTTTCTTCTGTGCATCCTGCCATTTCAGTAAATGGTGCTACTACTGCGAAAATTCCAAATGCACCAATGGTTGCTGCGGTAGAAATTGGGCGAACAAGCACAAGATCTCCAGCGGATAGAAAACCATCTGCTACTGGTGTAGATTGATCAGATTCACCAGAGTCGGCGAAAGCAAAAGAAGCGGAAATCAAAATGAGACTTAATAGTGTATTTTTGATGTTTTTCATATTATATATTATATATATCACATATGCGTTTATCAAAAAAATTTTCTTATATATTTGGCTTTTTCTCGTTAGCAAATATAATATTCTCGGAACGAGTAGGATTTGAACCCACGGATGGAGTTAACCATCGGAAGTTTAGTAAACTTCTGCTTTAGACCACTCAGCCATCGTTCCTTAATCATTATTTTCTGCAACTTCATTTACATGTTGTTTAATTAAATTATATAACCTGACCTCTTCTTTGTTTGCTTCTCTTTCAATTCTATTTAAATTAATGAATTTATATTCTTTGAGTTGATGATGTTTAAAATGATATATACCTTTATTTGGGTAAGAGTCATTCGCAAATCTGATATATCTAAATGGTAATTCTTCGTTTTTAATCTTATAAAGAGTACCTAGTACTGGTTGAATTTGCTTTTCTAGAAAAATTCCATCAATAAAATCTAATATTTTTACCCAATTCATATATATCTTTTAAGATTATACAATATATATAACCTTTGTCAAGATTATATATCAACCTCAACTAATACTTACCGAAATATGATATGTTCCAGCTTCTGTAATGTTTACGCTTTTTTGAATTTGATCTAAATTTTCACCAGCAGATTTAATCATAATTGGTAAATGAGTATTTATATCAATTTTATTATTTGCCCATCCAAAAACATCTACTCCGCATCGACCATCATCCTCTAATATAAAAGAATAATTATAATTCCCAGTTTGGGTGATATGCTCTGGAATTACTGGGTGTTTAAAAACATTAACTCTTGGGCAAGGAATAGAATCTAATGGTTGGGTATTTTCTGCTATAAAAATTACGTTTAAATTTATATTTATTGTTTTCATATTAAAATTTACACTAAATTATATGATTTATTAATTTTTTATCATCAAAATCTAAATTATTATTCAATATTTCATCCAATATAGATTCTAATTCTTTTTTTGATTCTCCTAAAAAATGTATAGCTCCAGTTTCTTTATAAAAATTTTTAGCAATAATTGTGTTTGGTTTGTAATTCTTTATATAATTATCAAAAATTAATTTTGGTCTTATATTAAATTTTTTCAGTACGCATGCTAAGTAATATTGTTCTGCTAGTACGGCTTTTGTCCAAGGTTGAAATTGGACATAATTTTCTAACCATAACTTTTTATTTTCTGTATCTTGTATCATTTTAATTGCTGTATCTGCGTATTCATAAAAAAATGAACAATTTTTACCTCCTAAGATTCCGCAGTTAAAAGCCGAATTTAATAACATATTTTCTGCTAAATATTTATTTTTACAAAATTTGTAATAAATTAGAATATTATAACCTAAACGTTCTAAGTTGTACTCGACTGATTGAACAAAAACTCCTGCATCTATTATTTGATTTGGGAGTTCTTTTGTAATAATAAAATCAAAATCTACATGACAAAATTGTTCATTTTTTTCCGCTATATATTTTATCGCATATAATTTACCAATCGACCATACATCTTTATATTCTTGTGGTACAATATCTAATATTGAGTAAGTCTCAGTAAAATTTATATCTTTAAATATATCTAAGCCTTTGGTGTCTGTTATCAAATATACGTTTTTATAAAACTTTTTAAACATTGCTACTGAAATTTGAGCAAATTTTTTAGTTAAATTTAAATTTTCATTTTTTGAGAAAACTTTAGTAGAGTAAGAAAAGTATATATTCATTTAAAATTAAAGATGTTAAAGATATTAATTATATCAATAATTTTGTTTTAATCCAATTATATTTTGATTAATTAAATCTAGGTCTTCAATTTCGTTTTGACATTGATTTCCTATATCGAACATTTCTTCATTCCTATAATACAAAAAATTATTTGGATCAATTTTATAATCCAAAGGCATATTTGGAGATATAAAAGTAGGCTTTGGTATTACTCCTGTTGCGTCTGGAAGTTTTATTCTTTTGAGCCATTTTTCTTTTGATTGAAGTCTATAATGATTTAATCTTAAAAGTCTTTTATTTAAATCAATTGCCTCTTCTGTGATTCTTTTTATTGAACTTTCATTATAAGAAGATTGGTGTAGTGATATTTTTTTTATTATATTTGACAAACATATGGTTTTTTTATTTTCAATTAATATTTTTTCTTTTCCATTAATATCTTTGTAATAAAATGGAACTTTTTGTCTTCTGTTAAAACTGTTCACAATAGATTTTGGTTGATTTATATGGTTATTACTTCCAAATAGTATCATATCTATTCCATATGATTTAATATTCATCTTTTCAAATTCATTTAAAGTATCTTTAAGATTTAAATTTGCAGGGCTCCAAACATATTCGTCAATATCGCAAATTAAAATGTATTTTGTTTGATTTAAGATAGGTAATATAAATCTATTATAACAAGCGGTTTGTTTGTATCTTATGATTTGAGGATGTTTATTATGAAATAATGTTATATGTTTTTCATAGGGTTTTAAAACATCAATAAAATTATCATCGCTAAAATCGTTTATTAAATATAAATGATCTACTCCTCTAGCTAAATAATGCTCAATCCATTCTTTTAAGTATGGTGCTTCATTTTTAAAAACTGCTCCTATTGAAAGAGTATAATTCATTATATTAATTATTATATTAAAAATTTCTTAAAAAATATATAATTTAAACATACAAGGCTATATAATATATTATGGATAAAGTATGTTTAATTTCTATGTATGTTAATGATTATAAGAATAGCATAGCGCGAAAAACTCATGAAGATTATGCTAAAAGATATGGTTATAAGTATTTATATATAGATAAAGTAGATTTCCCAAGTTTTGATTTTGAAAGTTTCAAATTTAACAAATTTTTAATAATTTGGCTTTTATTTAAAAGAGAATACGATTGGATCATTTGGATAGATGCGGACGCAATAATAAATGAAAATGCTCCAAGTATGCCGAGACTAGCTGATGTTCAAATTGTTAAAGACCGTGAGGGATTTTTTAACTTCGGATTCGGTATTTTTAAAAATACTGATCAAGTTAAAGATTTTTTTGATTCTTTGAATAAAATTAAACCAATTTTTTATGATGAAAATTTAAAATGCGATTTAAATAAAATTTCGGATTATATTAAATCAAGTTGCGAAGTTTTTGAATTATCAGACCTTTGGAATAATATGTATGATTTAAATTTAAAAAGCTATATAACTCATTTTTCAAAAGACTTATCGCCACTTAAAAGAGAAAAGTTAAAATTAGGTTCTGTTTATGAAAATTAATTTACCGACCATCCCTAATAGATTATATAAGGTTTGGGAGCAAAATCATAAATATTATGCAAAATCAGAAATAAAAACCATTGATAATGGTAACTATGGCATTTTTGCAAAAGAAAATATTCCAGAGGCTTCTTTGATAGAATATGCTGCTGGAACGCCTTTGGCTCATAAAGCGAAATATCATAACGATCCAGTGATTTTACAAAGAACTAAAAAATCAATTTGCTTTTGTAGCGAATGCCAAAAGCACGGTAATACCTTGTTTCTTTTTAATGGAAATGTCAATAGTTATAGGTATTCAACTAATTTTAATCAAAGTAATGGCGATTCTTTTTTTGTTCAAGAAAGTAAATTATTAATTATTTATTCTTTAAAAGAAATACGTAAAGGTTCAGAAATTATCCTTTTCTATAATACAGAAGCCTTAAAAGGTCCAGAAATAACACCAACAGATTAAAATTTATAATCAAAAGTTTCAATATCTTGTTTAAATTTTTCTTGAATAAATTGAATAGACTCTTGATTATAGTATTCTTTATAATGTCTATGAACACTTTTATTTTCGTGGGGTAAATTGTTTTCTTCTGCACCTATTTTTCTACAAATAAATTTAAAATCTTCATTTAAATTTTCAAATTTTCCAATAAAATTCATTAAATTTTTTTGATTGTCGTCAAGAATATAACTTGATTGATTTACTCCATTCAGCAAATTTAATGTAACTGCTTTATTAAAATTATTTATTTTTTTAATTAATTTACATTGCGACATAAACGGTTTATAATATGGTTTATTTAAATTCTCTCTATCTACGTAATTAATTTTATAATGATATTCTGATACAGCTCTATCCCAAGGATTTCTTACAAAACCAAATTTAAAATATTCATCAAAATTCCAATTTTTATTTTTAAAATGTTGTTTTAACGTTTTAATATTTGTATGTACATATTGTGGAGATTTTAAATCTAAATTAGGAAATATATCAAAGTATGGTTTCAAAAAATTACGTATAGAAGTTGTGCCAGTTTTGGGCACAGCTATAAAAATAAATTTATATTTATGAGAAATTATCATATCAAAATTTATAATTAAACATTTCAATATCTTTTTTGTATTTTGCTCCTACAAAATTTTTAGTTTCTTCTGTGTAGTAGTCTTGATATTGAGTTCTTTCGGTCTTATATTTATGAGGTAGTTGTTGTTTCGGTATATTAATATATTCGCAAATTTTATCAAAATCTTGTTGTAAATTTTCAAATCTTCCAATGTAATTTATATGATCATTTATAAAAGAATTCTGTGGTAACGTGTGGAACATTGCTGGATGCATTTTGTCTTTAAGTAGGAAATCTTCAAAAGAAACATTTGTATTTATTACATGATTTCTATATTTTTTATTAAAAAAATAAGTACTAACCATTACATCCCAAGGATTTCTAACAAAAGCAAAACAATAATAATTTTTTTGAAATTCTAAATCAAATTTATCCAATGGGTAATGTTCTTCATGCAATATTTTTCCATCTTCTTCGACTTTTAGTTTATATGAATTTTTTTGGCTTTTATAAAGATGATGTAATGGAAAATCTACATTGGGTAAAATAATATTTTCATTTTTAAGCAATGCTAATGTTATGCTGCTACCTCCAGTTTTTGGTACATGAATAAATATGTATTTGTGTTTGTGACTAATCATTTTAATCTGGGGATATATAGGACTACCCTATTTAAAAGTCCTTCTTCTGCTAGCGTATCTCCGTCTTCTACTGTAAAAGCAGTATCAATATTATCAACAATAGGAGCATAATCTGTCTTTTCTACTACTATAACCTCTTGGTCTAGTTGATTTTCAGTTAATGAATTTAGGTATTTTTTTAGTTCTTTGTATTTCATAAATTAAATTACACAACGAATATATAATTGCTATATATTATGTGTAATATGTAATACTATGATACTTTATGATCAAGTGAACAATACATATGTTCAAGATGATGTACTTCAATATATTAGGGATAATAAAAACCAAGAAACTGCGAGAACGGTTCAAATATATTTAAATCAAAAAGCTAGAGCAACGGAAATCTATTTAAACAAAAAAATTTTTTATAAACAAATATTTGATTTATCTCCTAGAAAAATTGCTTTTCAAGCAACTAATTTTACAACCGATTATTCCTCAAAAAAAGTATTTTTAACTATTTTAGCTGAAAAAGAAAAAAGTAACCCATTATTCAATGATTTAGGTAGACTACGCTCTCAAGCTCTTGTTGAAACGCTAGTACCAGTAGGTGAACCTAATTATTATTTTGCATATAGTAGGGATTTTACTTCAGTTAATAATATTTGTCCTATGAAAAAATAAATTAAAATAAACTGGTATAATTTTGGCTAGTACCTTTGTAACTTACAGAATCTGCTAATTGCCAATCAAAAGAATGAACAAAAGATCCATTGGCCGATGTGTATGGCATCGTTGTGTCTCCATATCCTAAGTCAGCGAGACACCCAAAAATTACGAGCGCTGTGGCTCTATTTGCAAGTGCATTAATGTCATTAAAATTATTTGAGCTTGATTCAAATGCTGTAGTATCCGCAACATTATTTTCAAATCTAGCGTTAGTGAGAGATTTAATTCTTAAATTATTTGGGCAACATAATGTTGGTGGAGTTCCTTTTTTCCAAAAATTATATGCGGCAATTGCTGTTCCTACTGTTTCTGATAAATTGACATTACCATAATAAGTAGTTCCGTTTAAAGTTGTGGTATATATTTTATATACAACATATATTTTTTTAAAAATTTGATCTTGTGGTATATAGAAATTATATTTATCATAAGTTGCGTTTGCATATCCCGCAAAAGTTCTCCAACCGGGGCCTTCTGCAGAAACTGGTACATCTACCATTTGATTATTGAACGCTCTTGAATTTGTGCAATATGAGGCACCCGAATCTGTAAAACCTTGCAAAAGAATTCCTCTTTGGTAATTATTTGTGCTATTTAAATTTGTAGTTCCTCTAATTCTCGCTATTACTGTTGGCGTAGAACTTGTGCTAGTCTGAGTAGCGTATACCCAAGAATTTCCTACCGCCCATCTAATGTAAATATCATAATCATCGTTTTCTGTGCCAGTATTAATTCGATATGGTGGTTGTCCAAGACAAGATCCATAAGGTGGCGAAAATGGAGCTGGGTTTATTCTTCTAATATTAGCGGTAGCAATTACTAAAGCTGGACAACCTGAAAAATTGATCATATAGTATTATATTATATAATTGAAATTATTCAATAATTTGATCTATTCAAACTTTGAATTTAAAATCAATTTAGTTAAATTAAGAATTTCTAATTTATTTTTTTCATATGGACGTAAAGAATGGCAATCGTAATAATATTCTTTAAGTATTTTATTTTCATCATAATTCCAATTTGTTCTATCTATTCTGAATCCATTTTGCCCACCATTTCTTTCTAGAAATAAAAATTTATCATCTTTATTTTTTAAAATTTTATTTGTAGCAAATTGTTCATCTGCAAACCATAATTTATTATTATTTATAGTTGACCCAAATCCACTATTTACAACTTGTCTTATAGATTCTTCCCAAGAATTTGGCAATTCTAAATATTTTTTATATGTGTATCCTTTAGCTATATGATAACAAGATGGTATTGATCCATAAGTTTTTAAACAAGGATTTATATGTACATAATGGTCTTCTGGAATATTTTTAATTTGATCAATGAAATAAAAATTTGACATGGGAAGCATATCTATATCGGAGATTATCCAAGTTTTAAATGGTTCTTGAGATGGTATATAGTATCTTGCCCATAAAACTTGTATTGATTCTGGAATATTTTCTATTAATTTAATTCTTCTAACTTCTCCATGAGATTCATCAATTTTTAAATCTTCTTCCCCATTTTTATAAAAAAAATATAAAATTGGATTTATCTTAAATTTTAAACACCATATTTTTGATACAACTGGCCAAAAATCTAAGTATAATGGATTATTATTTGATGTGAGAATAACATTATCAATATTCATATTTAAAATTTTAATTGCTATTTTTAAATTTATTTATATCTTCTAGTATACTTTCTTTAGTATAAATACCTTTAAAATTTTTACTATAAACTCCTAACCCTAAAAAATCATGAGTCTGTTTAAAAAGTTCATTGTAAAAATTTAAGGCCGCATTTTCTTTACCAGCTATAAGTCTTACATTTTTAAATTTATTTTTATAAAGATTTTGAGAAAATTTTTCTCTTTCTTCTTTAATAAAAATAATTATTTCTTTATATTGATTAATTAAGTATTTAAGAGATTCAAATAAATATAGATGATCATTTTCTGATTGATTTCCAATTATAAATAAATTATGTTTATTTTTATTTTTTAAATTAAGATAAGTTGTTGGATAAATAACATCTCCAACAAAATTTCCATATTTAATATTTTTGTGTTCAGGAAAATTTTTTGAGTAAGACCATTTTATATATGTTGAGTTGTGATCTATAACTGAATCTTTTAATAAAGGTAAAATGCAATCTCCTAAAAAATGTTGATCATCTCCCCAATTAAAATTATTTTTATTTTTTTCTAATATATATTTTTGAATAATATTTTTCATATTAAATTTAAATTGATTCTTTAATCCCCACATTCCACCCATCATAAGCCAAAAATGTCTTTCATGATCATGCATTAAATGTAATATTTTATCTGAATTCAACCATTCTTGTACGGCAGCTTGCTCTCTGTAGTTTATTATTGAGTCGCAATCTCTAATTATGAATATATCTACGTCTGGATCATCTGCAACTAAAAATCTTAAATACATTGGAGGAATAGTTTCATCATCTTCAATTAAGATTATTTCTACATTTTTATTATTTTTAAGTTTTTCTAGATTTGGTATGTCTTTTTTACAATAAAATCTGCAAATCCAATCGGGATATATTTTTTCTGCCTCTATAATATTTTGCTCTGCTCCTAAATAATATTTAGGATCGTCTCCATAAAGCGCAAAACTTATAATTTTTTTACTCATCTTTTATATTTATATCTGTGTTATTGTACATCCAATGGGGATGATTTCCTTCAATAAAATTTATATCTAATTCTTTTAATCCATCTACTCCATAAATAATTTGTTTATCTAATACTGGGCTATATATTTTTGCTGTAGGAGATAGAAATGCTGCCCACCAACTAAATGAAGAATTCGCTCTAAATATTGTTCTAGCAAAATATAAGGTAAGCCAATCTTCTAACCAATCAAATACCATATCTGGTGAATATTCTGATCCAACTGGATATTTCCAACCTAACTTTTTTTTGGTTGTGTCTTTCTCTTTGTGCCATTGTTTTTTATAATCGTCTGAAACCCAAAGCATTTTATCTTTATCAAATCCATATTCTTTAAAAGCTTTAAAATAAGATTCTTTTGAAACAACAGAATAACCTTGATGATTTTTTTGATTATATTCTGCATTAGATATATCGTCTCTTCTTAAATGCGCAATATCATATGAGCCTTGTTTGTCTTCTAATCTTTTATAAATATCTAAATTTTTAACTTCGTCACTTAATTCAAAAATATATTTTAAATGTTTTTTTGACATTTTATTAAAAACGCACTCATTATAAGCGCACATATCATCAAAAAAAACATTAGTATTCTGTTTTGAATAATTTTCTTTAAAATTAACTGGATTTATTTTTTTTATGTTTGGATCTAGATATTTTTTAAGTGCAAATGTCCTATAATCAATACTATCAAAAGGTTTTTTGGATTGATTTACATGTAATTTTGCTTCTTTATTATCACAAATTTCATGTATTTGATTTTTAAAAAGCTTTGTGCCTTCCCAATCACTAGGTAATATAAATTTAACATTATTAATTTTTGAATAAGTTGCTCCATATGCATACTGATGCATTCTGTTTCCAAACCTTCCATTCCAATGAGCTAATAAAATAAAATCCACAATATAAGATTATATTGAAAAATAATTATATTTCAATATTTTAATATTATTATTTATATATAATTAGCGTATTCGTACCCATGTATAAGTACAATTTCCATTAGGGGCACAACTGACTATTTGTTTTTCATAACATTCAAAATTTACTTTATAACAATCTCCGGGCCCTACTGGTGATATATTTCCTCCTCCTCTTCTTGAATCACCACTACATCCTGCAATTAGCTGGGCAAGTTCTGCGCTTGCTGCGGCTGCGCTCATCCCATTTGTACATGATGGAGATGGCGATGGCGATGGAGATGGAGATGGAGATGGCGTTGGCGATGAAGTATCAGAAAAAGAAGGAGATTGCCTTGGTGGAGGACAATCTGGATACTCACAACTGCTGCAAAAAATAGTTTTAGTTTCTCCATTTTCACATACACAATCATACTGCTCTGTTACAACCCAACCAAATACAAAATGGGTTCCGGGCGAATCCGATGTTGGATCTGCTGTACCACATGCTTTTACACAACTATCATCTGTTATTGGACCATCATCGCTATCTCCGGGGCATACACAATCTGTCCAATCGCAATCAGAACTAGAATCAGAACTAGACTCACTTGGGCTTAATTCTATAGAATTAGATGCAGATTCAGATTCACTAGGACTATCGCAATCACCATAAAAACATAATATAAATTTGCCATTACAATCAGGCCCTACACAATCAACTGTTTGTGCAGTTTGTGCATTACATGATCTTGTGCTTGATCCATCACCACAATCACATTCGCAACTAGGACTGGGGCTGTCGCTAGAACTATCACTAGTACTATCGCTAGAACTACTACTAGAACTATCACTAGAACTATCGCTAGGAGTATTGCTATCACTAGGAGGACAATCTATTTTACAAATGCTTCCGCAATCTATCGTGGTTCCATCGCAACAAAAAACTATATAAGGCTCACAACTTCCACTACATGGAAATACGGCCGAAAGATAACAGCTAACAGCATCACAGGTTTCGGGGCTTTTACAACAATCGTCAGGAGTGCAACTATCGCTAGAGCTATCGCTATCGCTATCGCTATCGCTAGTGCTTGGTGATGGTGGGCATGGATCCACACATTCAGTATAAGTTTCAACATGAAAAACATCATCCCAAATAGGAACATCATCGTAACCATAACCTACTAATTCCTTTGTCCAGTATTCATTTGAATTTACAAGCGTGCCACAAGGACAACTTCCATCACCGGGATCTATAATAGATACAGACATACAATCTATTACACAAGCTATTTAGGAGATATATAGAAATTATTTGTTCTTGTTTTAAGTTTTTTTTGCATATAATTTTTTGCTAATTTAAAACCTTCTTTTGAAAAAGGAAATACTCCATATAAGAAATTATCATTTTTAGAGTAAATACCATAAAATTTATGTTTTTTAGGTTTATTTTGGTTCATATTCTTTTATTAATCGCTTAAGAAGCTTTAAATGATGCACGTTCCAAGTATCCCCAGTATCTTTATTATCTTTGGTTAAAAGATCTTGATAAACGTTATATTCTATTATTTGATTTAATAAATTAAGTATTTTATCCATATAAAATTATATGGTATTTTATTAAAAAATTATAATTTATATTTAGGGACAAATTTGATTAAAGCGTCTGAACCGTATGTTTGGAAACTAGATATTTTATAATCTTTTTTGTCGAGCATGCTTCTTAACTCGTTTATATATTTACTTTTTGTATAAACTACTATTGTATTATTATCGTTAATATCTATACTATATTCGTCTGCAAATTCAGAACAAATAGCTAACGCTTGGCTTTGATTGCTCACATGGTAGTTTACACTATTAAATATCTGATTTATTTCCAGAAAATATTATCTCACAAAATTCATTATTATTTATATAATTTTTAATCATATTCTTCATTTCAATAAAATCATTTATATTATATAGATTATGGTTTAAGAAAATCTTATACTTATTTAGTTTTTGCAAGATATCACATTTGTTAATAATAAGTTTTGTAACTCCAGAAATTCTAACTGCTTCTTTTAATTTATTTAAATTGAGCCAATTGACTAATCTTTTTCTACCAGTGGTGGAGCCATATTCTTGACCAAGATCAATAATTTGATTAAGTTCATCATCTTCCCATAAAGATTCTGGAAATAATGGATCAACTCCGCTTTTGGTATCGTAAATTTTTGCAACACCAATTATATTTCTAATTTTTTTGGGGCTAAAACCAAGAGAGCAAGCGTTATAAGGTAATGTTTCACTGCTTGTCACATAAGGGTAATCACCATAATTAATATCAAGCCAAAAACTTTGTGCCCCTTCACAAAGAATCTCTCCTTCAAGGTTTCCGTCCCAAAGATATTTTTTATCAATATAATCTCCTGCTAGTTTTCCTATTCGTAACATTTTATCTGAATAAGCAGGAGCAATTCCTTGTCCAGTTGTACCAAGTTTAGGTTTTAAAAATTTAAGATCATATTGAATATGTCTTTCAGTAATAACATGAGCTTTGGGACTAACTTTAACTAGGGATGTATCAAACCCTTCTTTTCGTAAATACTCTATTTCATCAAAAAATTTATCAATATTAATAACGCAATTTGGACCAATGACGCTAAGTTTATTTTGAAAAATCCCACAAGGAATAATATGAGTTTTATATTTTTTATCATTAATATAAACTGTATGACCTGCGTTAGGCCCACCATTCCAACGACAAACAATATCATAATTTTTAGAAATGGCATTACTTATTTTACCCTTTCCTTCGTCTCCCCATGCTAAACCAAAAATAATATCAACCGCTTTTATCATCTTTCATCTTTTCTTTTAAATCATTAACATAGTTTTCTAAATTTTCTTTTGCTTTATTACAAAAATCTTGGCCAGAAGCTCCACAGCATTTTTTAAATTTCTTATTCATTAATGGGCAATATGCATTTCTAGATATTTTTGGTAAAACTCTTACGACTGGAGAAAAATACGCTCCCCTAGCGTATGGATGATTTGGTAATGTTATTTTATCGTTTTCTTGCATAAATTTATTATAATTCCTTTTCTTTTAATTCAAAATAGTTTTTAATATATGGCAACATAACGAGTCCTTTTTCTGTGAGTTCTATAATTCCATCTTTATTTTTTAAGATATGTTGCTTAGGATTGAATTGATATTTTTTTAAAATACTTTTTCTAAGATGATAGTTTCTATTATTAATATCTCCGTGCCATAGATGTGTTATTTTATTATCTATGAACGTAAATTTTACTTCTTTTTTTCTATTATAATATTCAGTAACTAAATCAATATATTCTTGTGAATATCCTGAATTTGAAAAGTAATCTTCCAAAGATTTTTTCAAAACAACTAAATTCATGACCACATCATTTGATCCTATTATACTATAATCAAATATTTCTTTTATTTGTTCGTAAAAAGATTTTTTTAAAGCCCAAGCAAATCCACAATGAGTTTTTTGATGTATATCAAGATACTTAATTTTATTAATATGTGTATAACATTCACTCAAAAAATTAAAATTAGAAACCGTTCCATCTTGATTTAAAAAATCTGCCTCTTTAAAACAATGGACTATATCTTTATCTTGCAATTCTTTTAAAATGTTCTGCGCCCAATTTTCATTATTGAATATAACATCTGAATCTACCCAAGCTAAATATTCCCAATCTGTTGGTAGCTTTTTTATTCCTACGTTAATTAAATTATCTTGCAGTGAAACTGGATGTTTAATATTATATTTTAAATGTAAAAAGACTTGAGAGCTTAAATCTTTAAGTTGGTTGTGATTATTATATATAGCCTCTATAATTACAATTTTAACTTTGCTGTTAGAATTTTTTTGTATAAAAGAATAAATATTTCTTTCTCTAGATTTATTACTATTATAATTAAAGTAAGATACTAATAAATATAAAGCATCATTTGCTTTCAATCATTTGTCTCCTTAAATTATTAACTCGATTATTATATCCATCAATATCATCAATTTTATTAGCATCCATAAGTAAAAAGGCTTTTTGATTTAGTCTAAAATTTTCATTTTGCTTTGCAGAAACTATATTTTGCATCCTTGATCTAGTAATCGAATCAGATTTATTAAAAATTGAATAGTTTTTCTTTGATTCTTTTAATAATTCCATTGTTTTTATATTGGAATTAATTTGGGATTTTGTGATATTGTACTCTACTCCTCTGGTTACACAATCATATTTTTGATATGTTGATTGGGCTTTGCTACTTGAATTTGCAATCATGAACACAAATAGAGTTATTAGAATTTTAATATTATTTTCCATGAGCAAATCCCTCATACATATTATTTGCTGAAACTTTTACAGCTTTAATTTTATTAAGCCATAAACCGCCTCTCATTTCTTGAAGAGACCTAAATCCAAGATAACTCATAGCACTTCTCAAACCATTAGCGAAATCATAAACTATATCTTCTATGGATTTATTTTGATTAATTGGAATTAAAGTGTTATCTCCTTCGACAAAAAGGTTTTCTTTTGAACCATCGTGTAGTTCATAATCTTCTACAACGTCTTTGCTCGCCATACCTCTATATTTTGCGAATAATTTTCCATCTTTTTCAATAAGATTCTCATCATCCACTACGTCAATAAGTCCAGCAAAAATTCTTCCACAAATTACGGCATCGCACCCACTAGCTATAGCTTTAACTAAATCTTTTGGATATCTAATTCCTCCATCTGCAAGAATACTTGGTCTATTACTTGGATTAGGAGAATCATTTTTAAATAAATCTACTTGCGATAACTCCCAATTTCTTACAGCTTTCCAAGCGTAAAAATTACCAGTAATACTTGGGCATCCAATTCCAGTTTTAATTTGCGTTAAACACATTGACCCCGGCCCAATTAAATGTCTGAATCCATCGGCTTTAAGATTAGCGAGTCTATAAACACTTTCTTTAGTTAAAGTATTACCAACGATAATATCTTGCGAAAATCCTGCGGTTTTATACCATCTAAGAAAATCTTCTACATTTTTACATAAACCATTAGCTGTATCTAAGAAATAAATATCAGTGTATATTGCTGTTGCTTTAATTCTTTCTTCTGCATCTTTTAATCCAATAGCAGTTATACAAAAATTACTTTCGTCTTTGATCGTTTTAGTTTTACTTCTTTGATCGTCTACCGACATAAAACGATGAAGAACTCCTGCTCCGCCAAGTTTATTCATTTTAATACAAGACTTAACAGAAGATACTGTGTCCATTGGAGATAGAATAATTGGTAATTTTATAGTATGATTTTTAGAAATTTTTGTAGTTGTGTCTGCTTCTTTCCTAGAATTTATGTCCGAAAAATTTGGCAGTAATGAAATATCATCGTATCCTAAAGCTTCTTTAAAGTCCATTTAAGAATGATACTTCAAGCTATAATCAAAGTCAATTAAAATTCAAAAAATGTTTTACCTTCGTTGTCTATAAATACTAATTTTTCTATGTTTAAAAAAGTTTTAAGTTGTTCTAGTTTAATTTGGGCGGCGTTTAACATTTTACTTTTGTAATATATATTAGCGTTTTCAAGTCTTGCTTTAAGATTACAACTGCAACCGCCCATTGTTGATGAATATATGTTCATTAAGTCTAACCAATAGTGAAAATTATCATCATCTTGATTCCTACCTATCAAAGAACAAAAATCTTGCAAGTTGAACACTTTATCTTTCATATTTTTTAACTATAATCATCATTACACAATATAATATGATTGAAATGTTGTAATTTATAAAAAAAGATATCCAATCATGAATTAAAAATACCAAACTTGAATTAATCCAAAACAATAAACAATATGGGCATGAGAGTAGCCTTGTACCAAAGTTATTATAGTTTACTTGAAGGAATACTGGATATGTTAAATTGCCTCCAGTAGATTGATATTCATAGTACTTTTTTATTTTAAAAGCATTATTCAAAACAGGTATATATTTACAATACTCAATAAAAGCCTCTGTATTAAACCATATAAACAGCCAGAAGACGTTATAGAATGAAAATAGTATATCTGTCATGTCACTTATATCTTATCAGTTCGATGCCATAAAAATCAAATATTTCGTGAGCAAGATTATCTCTTTCATATTCTTGTATATATAAGACTTTTTTAATATTATTAGATATTATATTAATAGCACAGCTTGGGCAGGGCAATAAAGTACAAGCTAATATATGGGGTTCTTCATATCTAGATATACAAGACAAGGCATTAGTTTCTGCGTGAATAACATACTTTCTTCTTTCATCTCTATTACCCCAAAAATCTTGAGCTGCTTCTTGTTTAGGGAGTAGTCCATTATATCCTATACTTAATAGTCTACCTTCTTTATTTAAGATTGAACATCCAACTTGAAGGTGTGGGTCTTCAGACCTTAACGAAGCATCTATTGCAAATTTAATAGCCATTTCTTCAAAAGAAATTCTCATACTTTATATTATATACTATTTCATAACTGAAGTCAATTTTTAACTTTACTTTTATATAATACTATGTTATACTAGTAAGTTATGATTGGAATAACAGGCGTAGCTAGATGTGGAAAAGACACTCTTTACTCTATTCTAAAAAGATATTTAGAAGAAAGAAATATAAAGTGTGAAAGATTGGCTTTTGCCGATAATCTTAAAAAAGAATTAAATATTTTTGTAGAAGAAAAATTTAAAATTGATTTATTTAAATGCAAAGAGTCAGATAAAGAACTAGTTAGACCACTAATGGTTGCATATGGCAAATGTAGAAGAGCTCAAACAGAAGGAAAATACTGGAGTTCTCAATTAGACTCAAGAATAAAAGAACTATCAAAAAATAAAGTTGTTCCGATCATAACAGATGTTCGATATATAGAATATAAAGAAGACGAATATTCTTGGCTTAAATCTCATAATGGTATTTTAATTCATTTATCAAGAAAACTTGATGATGGTTTAGTGCCTCCAGCTAACATAGAAGAGAAATCTAATGACAATAAATTAAAAGCTGTCGCTGATTTTTCTATCTGTTGGGAAACTTGTCAAGACACAAACTTTCTTTATGAGCTTATACAAAAAAATTTAAGGAATATATATGACAGACTCACAATTAATTAAAAACATAAAAACTAACAACTGCGAAAAAAGTCTTTTAGAATTAGCTTCAAGACATCAAGGACTTTGCAATAAAATGATACAAAAATATTGCAAGGTATGTGCAGATATGGGCGTTTCAATTTCTGATTTAAATACTGATAAGATATTAGTGGTTTATAAATCAGCTTTAAGTTTTAAATTTAACAAAAAAATTAAATTTTCAACTTGGGTTGGAAATCAAATGAGATATCATTGTTTGAATACATTAAACAAAAAGAATAAAGATATTTCTATGGAGAATGAGAATATAAGATACCTTTCTGAAAAGAAGCAGTCTCAAGAACTGAATTTTAATACTTTGAATCAAGAAAGAATTGAATTAATATTTAATATATTAGACCAAATGAAAGATGACAGAATTAAAAAGATTTTCAATTTGAGATATTTCTCTAATGCTAAATTAAATTCTTGGAATTATATAGGCGAGAAAATGAATTTCAGCACTCAAACTGTTATTAATATACATAATAAAGCGTTAAATTTATTAAATAAAAAAATATCTAGTCAAATTTCGTTTGACAAAATATAATAAATAACTTATAATATTTATATGAATACAAATACAAATACAAACACAAATAAAAACCAAAATGAACTTGGTGCACTTTGGAAAAAGAAAAGTAAAGCAGGAATGTCTTTTCTATCTGGTTATATCAATGATCATGATGGACAAAGAATTGATGTTGTAGTTTTCGCTAATAGCAAAAAAACCAATGAAAAAGCTCCAGATTATAGACTCTATGTTTCTAAACCACTAGAATCTAAAACTTCTGCGCCAGTTCAAGCTAAAGCTCCAGTTAGCTCAGTTCAAAAGAGTAAACCAGTAGTAGAAGAGGTCGAAGACGATATTCTATGAGTTTCACTCTAAACTTGCCTGTAAACTCTGTTAGTTTTGGACAAGTTTCAACTCTTCTTTTAAGAGAGTTGTATAAAAAAAATTTAAACGATTTTACCCTTTATCCGATTGGTGATAGATATGATCTATCTACTCAAGAGTCGGATGAAGGTTTTTTTAATTTCATTCAGTCTCATACAACAGACTTTCTTTCTAAAATAAAAAGGACTGACCCAATATTTAAATTGTGGCATTTAAATGGTTCACTAGACTCTCCTTCTAATAAAAGATATCTTCTTTCGTTCTATGAATTAGATAATCCTACTAAAGAAGAAATCAATATCGTTAAGAATCAAGATAAGGTTTTCTTTTCTTCTAATTATACTGTAGATACATTTAAAATGTTCGGTTGTTCTAATGTAGAATTTTTACCATTAGCTTTCGATAAATATAATTTTAAAAGACTAGATAAGAAATACTTTTCTGATGATCGTATAGTTTTTAATCTTGTCGGCAAACTAGAAAAAAGAAAAAATCATAAGAAAGTAATTCAATCTTGGGTTAAAAAATTTGGAAATAATCCTAAATATCATCTTCAATGTTCTGTTTATAATCCTTTCTTAAAAGAAGAGGACAATAAAGCTTTAATGTCTTCTATCCTAGAAGGAGTAAATTATTTCAATGTATCTTTCATGGGACATATGCCTAAAAATGCTTTGTATAATGATTATCTGAATAGCGCAGATATTATCATTGGTATGAGTGGTGGAGAAGGTTGGGGGTTGCCAGAATTTCATTCTGTAGCTATGGGTAAACATGCTATTATTCTAAATGCTCATTCATATAAGGATTGGGCTAATGAAAATAATTCTGTGCTTGTCCAACCATCTTCAAAGATTGACGCAGTAGATAATATGTTTTTTCATAAAGGACAAGCTTTTAATCAAGGTAATATTTTTATTTTTAATGATGATGAATTTATAGCTGGATGTGAAAAAGCAATTGATAGGGTAAATTTAAATAAATTAAATTCTGAAGGACTAAAGCTCCAAGATAAATTTACTTCTGAAAAATTTGCAGATAATGTTTTAAATATTATTAATAGTTGATATGCCTATTTATTTATATCAAAATCCTAAAACTGGTAAAGTAAAGGAGATTATGCAAAGCGTTCATGATACTCATGAATATTCTGAAAATCAAATCAAGTGGGATAGAATTTTCACTACTCCAGAAGTTAATACATTTGGAACATTAGGTGCAGAATCTAGTGCAAGACAATTTTCCGAATTAACTGGTAAACAAAAAGGTACTATGGGAGATCTTTGGGATAGAAGTCAAGAGCTTTCCGATAAAAGAAAAAAACTTTATGGTGGAGCAGATCCAGTTAAAAATAAATATTATAAAGATTGGTCTAAAAAACGCAAAGGCAAAGTACACCCAAAAGCTGGTTCTGAATAAATTGTTAGCAACTTTCTGGTTTTTTCTTTCCAGAATAGTAAAATCAATGTAATATAAGATTCACACTGCTTACATTGAACTATGAATATTAAAATCAAAAAAAGAAATGGATCATCTGAAAAATTTAATATAGAAAAAATAAATAAAGTAATAGAATGGGCCGTTAACGACTTAACTGAAGTAAGTCTTACTGACGTAGAAATTAATGCTAAAATAAATATTCATGAAGGTATTACTACAAAAGAAATTCATAATCTTTTAATTGAAAGCGCTGCAAATTTAATTTCTGTTGAAAAACCAAATTATCAATTTGTTGCTGGAAGACTTTTAAATTATCAATTGAGAAAAGATGTTTGGAAGGGAAAGCATGCTCCAAGATTATCTGAGTTTTTGAGCCAAGGAATCAAAAATAAAATTTATGATCCTATTATTTTAGAGAACTATTCAGAAGACGAAATCAATAAACTTTGTGAATTTATTGACCATGAACGTGATTATAATTTTACATACGCTGGCATAAAACAACTATGTGATAAATATTTAATCAAAGATAGAGTAACTGGAAAAATTTATGAAACTCCACAGTTCGCCTACATATTAATTGCTGCATATGCTTTTGCTAAATACCCACTAGAAACAAGATTATCTTATGTGAGAAAATTTTACGATGCTATTAGCAAACATAAAATTAATCTTCCAACTCCAGTGATGGCAGGACTTAGAACTTCTAGTAAAAACTACGCTAGTTGCTGTTTAATTGGTGTTGATGATACAAAGGATAGTATCACGGCTAGTGCTACTGCGGTTAGTATGGCTACTGCTAATAGATGTGGGATTGGCATTGACATAAGTAAAATTAGAGCTATTGGTTCTTCTATTAAGAACGGAGAAGTAGTCCATACTGGTTTAATTCCATTTTTAAAAATTTATGAAAGTAGCGTTAAGGCTTGGCAACAAAATGGATTAAGAGGTGGAAGTGCAACTTGTAATATCCAATGGTGGCATTATGAAATTGAAGATATTGTTGTATTAAAGAATAATGCTGGAACAGATGATAATAGAGTTCGTAAACTTGATTATACGGTTGGTATGAGCAAATTATTTTATGATAGAGTATTAAAAGATGAAGATATTACTCTATTTAATAATTCAGAAGTTACAGAACTTTACGAAGCATGGGGAACAAAAGATTTTGATAAAGTATATAAAGAGTGTGAATCTAAAAAATTAAAACTAAAAAAGAAAGTATCTGCACGTAAGTTGTTTTCTCTAATAGTCAAAGAAAGAGTAGAAACTGGTCGTATTTATATTCTTAACGTAGATCATGCAAATGAACACGGAGCTTGGCTTGATAAAGTTACAATGAGTAATCTTTGTACTGAAGTTATTCATCCAACTATTCCATTAAATGATTATCATGATAAAGATGGTGAAATTGGAATGTGTATTCTTTCGGCAGTAAATATGCTAGAGATTAAAAACTGGCAAGATCTTGAAAAGACCTGCGATCTTATCGTAAGATTTCTTGATGAAATCATTGATCTTCAAAATTACTTTAATGTTGCTGCTGAAAATTTTGCTAAAAAACGTAGAAGCCTTGGAGTTGGAATTACCAATCTTGCAGCCTTTCTTGCTAAAAATGAATTAAAATATTCATCAGATAAATCATTAAGCGTGATTGACGAATGGATGGAACATTTTCAATATTATCTTTTAAAGAGTAGCGTAGAATTAGCTAAAGAAAAAGGTAAATGTGAAAAATTTAATAATACAAAATATTCTAAAGGTATACTTCCAATCGATACTTATAAAGATAAGGTTGATGAAATTGTAAAAAGAAAACTATCTCTTGATTGGGACAAATTAAAAAAAGATATTAAAGAGTTTGGATTAAGAAATTCTACGTTATCTTCTTGCATGCCTTGTGAAAGTAGTTCAGTAATTCAATCTTCTACAAATGGAGTTGAACCAATTCGTGGTCTTATCACTTATAAAACTAGTAAAATGGGAAAACTGCCAGTATTAGTTCCCGGAATTGGAAAATATGATGAAAATTATGAACTAGCTTACAACCTTAAAGATAATATTGGTTTATTGAAAATTAATGCAGTTATTCAAAAATATATTGATATGGCTATATCTACTAATGTTTATTATAATTATAGTCACTATGATAACCATATATTACCAGACAGCAAAGTTATGAAAGAGATAATGTATGCCTATAGTCTTGGATTAATTAGTTTGTATTATAATAATACAGATGATGGAGATAAAGAGCAGTCCATGACACAAAAAGAAGATGACTGCACTAGTGGAGCGTGTAAATTATAAATACAATGAATACTCCTCTTCCACCATGGTACACTACTACAACAAATAATAATAAATATAATTTATCTCATCTAACTCAAGAAAATAATCAATATGTCCGTGGCTCTATTCAAGATGATGAAGCGCTTTTACTTTACGCCTTGATTAGATGTTCTTTAATTAAAAGAATTTTAGAATCTGGAGCTGGAGTTGGATATTCTGCTAAAAATTTTTTACAAGCCACCTCTATTTTTGAAGACAGCATAGTTTATAGTGTAGATATAAATATTAAAAGATCTTTTCAACAAGACTCTAAAAGACATAGATCTATTATAAAAAGTATAGACCTTGTAGAACCTGATGATGTCGATAATTTATCTTTAGATTTAATATTTTTTGATTCTCATAGACTAGATCTAGAAATTAATTTTTTTAAAAAATTCTATGACAAAAAAATTATTACTGATGATACTGTTATATGTATACATGACACAAATCTTAACGCAATACCTTTAACAAAAACATCAAAAAAAATAGATAATGGTTGGGTTTTTGGTAAGGATAGAGCTTTAGTTAATTTTTTTATAAACGCTGGCTATAAAACATTTAATGTTCATACAAATATGGATAGGCATAATAGCCAATTACCATTTAGGAATGGTTTGACATTATGCCAAAAATATAATATATTAAAAACATGAAAACTGTTTTAAATTTTAAAAATATAGATTTTACTAAACAGCCATTATTTCTTGGTGAAGATTTAAATTTACAAAGATATGATAGATTCAAATATCCAATATTTTTTGAGCTATTCAAAAAACAAAACGAAAACTTCTGGTGGCCTCATGAAATTGCTTTAGGAAAAGATAGAAGTGATTATAAAAATTTAACTGATACAGAAAGATTTGTATTTGATAGTAATTTAAGATTTCAAACTCTTGGTGATAGTATGCTTTCCAGAAGTATACATTCTCTCAAAGACTATGTTACTAATCCAGAACTTGAAATATGCATGAATACTTGGGCTCAATTTGAAGGCATTCATTCTTATTCTTACTCTTATCTTTTAAATAATGTTCATCCAGATCCTACAGATTTTTTTGATAGTATTATGGAAGATAAAGAAATAACAAGTCGTGCTCAATTGATTAGAGATAATTTTGATAAAATTCTTGGTGATGATGAAAAGAAAGATCCTAAACAAAAGATTTTTGACGCTATTCTTTCTATTAATGTAATGGAAGGGTTGGTATTTTATGTTTCTTTCGCTTGTTCTTTTTATTTTGGATATCGTGGTAAGATGGAAGGTAATTCTAAAATCATTAAATTCATTCAAAGAGATGAAGCTTTGCATTTTGCTACCTCTCAAAATCTTTTGAAAATACTTCGTGATGAAGATAAAGAAGGTTTCACATCTATTGTAAAGAAAAATGAAGATAAGATATATGCTTTCTATGAACAGGCTGCTAAGAATGAAAGTGAATGGTCTCAATATCTCTTCAGTAAAGGCAGCTTACTTGGATTAAATGCTGACGTTCTAGATGGCTATTCTAAGTGGCTTTGTGATAGCCGATTAAGAAGCTTAGGGTACAAGAAGATATTCAATCAAAAAGATAACCCTATCGCTGGATGGCATGACAGCTATTTAGATAGTAGTAAAGTACAAGTTGCACCACAAGAAACAGAGATATCTAGTTATAAAGTTGGCGCAAGAAAAACTGATATTGAAGACAAAGATTTTTCTGATTTAAAACTATAATAGATAATAAAAAGTGTAAATATCTGTATGAATATGGATATTTATTTTGTTTTTAACTTAGTATTAGGAGCCCTTTCTTTCCTAGGAGGATGGTTATTTACTAGAGTATTTTCTCTTTTCGATAAACAAGAGACTCTAATGAAAGATATAAACGATAAAACGTTTAGTGATTTTATAACATTAAGAAAAGAGATGGAATTAGAATCAAGAAAACACCAACAAGAAATTGCAGATCTTGCTTTAAAAGTATCTACGACTTATGTTACTAAAGATTCTTTTGATGATTACTTTGATAGAATTGAATCTAAATTAGATCGTAATTTTGATGTCATTCAAGAATATTTATTAAATAAAAATGAAAAATAATTATACATAATGAAGTCTGGTTTTAATATAACTCTCCGAATTATTTAACTTTTCTTTAATATCCAAAAGGGCTTTACCTCTAGATAAGATATATCTGAGGTTAAGTATTATCAATCCAACTTTTCTTTTAACTCCAATTTTTGCTTCGATCTCAGAAGCA